ACAGCTTCTTCTGGTGACATACTAGTTTGCTTCCACTTCATATCACCTTCAGCAAACTGACCCATCATTTCTTCAAAGCCTTGCTCTAGTTCAATTTCTTCTTTTGTTTTTACTTCGTCATCTTTGTCCCATGGTGCTTTTTTAAGACTAACTTTTTTCTTCTTCTCACCACGTGGAGTTTCATCTGCATCATAACGAGCGCGATCTTCTGCGCCTTCTGGTACACAGTTATTAACTCTTTTGCCACCCTTCATTTTAGTTTTAGGGTTACCAATCTTTTTACCATCCCAACATGCTGGACCGCCTGCTGGTGAACTTTTCTTTTCACCTAATAAATCTTCAGCAGTTATTTCTTCTGCTTTGTTTGCTTCGCTTACTAATTTGTAAATGTAGGGGAATACATCTGCAAGCTCTTCATTGAACTGTTTAATAGTAAGTTGATCAATCCAATTTTCGGCAACATCAGTAGGAACATCTTCAAGTACGGGGGTTTCAAATGCTTCAAATGTTTCTTTATAGTATGATGGCTTTTGTAATGATTCTAATGTTTTCTTAATTGTACCTACACGTTGTTTAACAACATCTACATACTCTGCTAGGCTTTCTGCCATTACTGCTGAACGTCCCATATAAGATTTAAACTTACGTAGTTTGTTCATTTCTTCTGACATACTTACAATATGCTTACCAAAATCATCATGCGGTACTCCGCCTTCTGATACGTGTCTTGCCATTGCTCTTGCACCAGTAAGGTGTTTGAAAGGATATTTAAATCTTTCACCTTCTGAGCTTTCAACATATATTGCACCAATTTTTCTTGTGCGTCCTGCGCTTGCTTCTTGATCAACACCTTCTGTATGTTTGATCATTAAACGTGCTCCATCAAAGTCTTGAAAAGACTGTCTTGATGTGCCATATAATTTTGATTCGTTCATTCCGTTATCCCCGTCACGATTCTTTGCCAAAAATTTGTAATCTCTTTGATCTAAATTAGATTTTGTTATGTCTCTTGTGTCAAATTCTAGTGTTCGTTTTCTTGCAAACATGCGTAGTTCTTTTAAGAAATCGTACCAGCCTTTTTTTGCTATATCTGATTCAGTAGCAACTAAGTCGCCACCGTATACTACTGCCACATTCTTTTCATCTAGACTTACACTAACTTTACCAATTGGACGACCTTCATTTACAAAGTCAAAATCAAAGTATCTACCTAGTTTAGGTTCGTTAGTTACGTTACCTTCAGCATCACCTATAGTAATACTTGGAAAGCGTCCACGTATCTTATTAAATAGTTCTTCTGCTGTTGTGTCTAAATTCTGCATAAATGTATTTATCAATAGTTACTGCTAATGAAGATAGGCATTGGTGGCTCATAATCTTCATCTTGTTCGGCTTGATTGAATGTATTATACACTCTTGGATCCCAGTCTTTTAGTACTGCCATCATTCTAATAGCAAGTAATGTAGCACTTACTAAATCATCTGTCATTCCTGACTTTGCTTGGAAACTTGAGCCTGTTGCAACAAAACCTTTTAGTTCTGATAATAAAGGTTTACTTATTATAGACATTTTATCGTTTTCTATCATAGTTTTAAGTCTACTACATGCAGTAATTTTTGTACCGTGTGTAGTATTAAATCCTTTACGGAACTTACGTACATGTCCTTTGCGTATAGGTTCACTTACAAATAGTCCGGGTATATTTTCTTCACCAAAGTCATTTATAACAATTAGTGCGGCTTCACCTATACCATTGTTTTCTACACTCCAATATACATTAGTATCGGACTTAGATTCAGTAGCAATGTAATTACATATATCACTTAATACTCTAACTTGTCCTGGAATGCCTGTTTGGTTATGTTGCCACTCTGCTACTTGTTCATAACTAGGTAATTCAAATACTTCAATTGCGGCATTATCGCCACCTGTTCCCATTGACGGATCTAATGCAACTGCATATGTAAACTCACTGCTTGGCTTTTTATACCAACGAGTTTGACCCATATTTAATATAGGATTTTTACCATCCATTGCGGCTAACTTAATACTGTTAATAAGTGTTTCATCAAAGACTAAGAATTCACAGCCGTATTCACGTCTAAACTTTTCTTCGCCTATGCGTCCAATTTCTGCTTCTTTCCATTCTTCATCTCTATCTGGATGCTCCTGCCACTCTGCAACAAAACTATGAAATCCGTTTGACCCTAGTTCAGTTTCATTACCGTGTGCGTCAAACTTCTCTTCTGCTTGTTTCCAAATAGTAGCAAACGTATCTTCATCACTGTTAGGCGTACTAGTAATAATAGCACGACCACCTGTTGCTAGTGTAGGTGATATTGATGTCCAAAACTCTTCTGCGATGTTAGGTTGCACAAATGCAAACTCGTCACAATATAGTAATGATATGGACATACCACGTCCAGTGTTTCCAGTAGTTGTTTGTGATACAATTCTACTGCCGTTTTCAAATTCAATTGAGCCTTTGTTATATGATGTAACACCTGCACGTATGTGATCTTCACACGTTTCATATATGTAACGTATACGTGCCATAATCTCTTGAGCACCTGTGTATTTGTGTGCCGCAATTAGTATAGTTTGATCAGGTACAAACATTGCATACCATGCAAGGTATATTGCCGCACAAGTAGTTTTACCTGTTTGTCTAGGCATCATGTTTATATTAAAACGATAACTGTGATATGAATGCATCAAACGTGTTTGATACTCATAAGGATCAAACAACAACTTACCTTGTACAGGATGTTGTATAAAAGCAAACTTCTTGGCAAAGTACATATACCCTGTGTCAGTATCTGTACATGCTAACAAGTCAGCAATTTGTGCTTCGCTAAATGATTCTTTTTGATTGGCCTTTTTAGTAAGGACACCGTCTAAACTCTTGCTCATACTGTATTTACTCAAAAAAATAGGGCCCGGAAGCCCTATTGAATTTTGTGTATTTTAACTACAGCCGCAAGAGCTACAAGCCATTAACTTCGTTTTGCCTGGAGCGCCGCATTCTGGACAATCATGTTCTTCGCCTTCTTCATGATCGTGGTCGCCTGCTTCTTCTACATCGCCAGCCATTAACTCTTTAAGTCTAGCCGCTAATTTTTCTTTAATTTCGTCTTGTAACGCCATTGGATTGTCGCCACCCTGTGTTGCAGGATATGCCGCTTTAGACTTATGTAAATCATCGCCTGAATTAATTACATCGTCTATTGCACTGTATTTTTCATCTGGCTCGTTAGCATATGCTTCGTCTGCAACTGCTTCGTCATCCATTTCGATGTCATCATTACAACTACTTGCACCAACATGTTGCTTACCGCAATTATCACATGGCTCATCTTGCATGCCTGGTTTAAGATCATCCATGTCTTTTTCCATGTCTGGACCTTTAACTATATCACGTAGTCTTTCCATATCTCTACGCATTGGCATAATGTCAGCGCCAACTTCCTTTGCGCCTTCCATGCCTGCGTTTTTCATCATATCAATTAAATCTGCAACATGTTCTTTGCCGCTTGCATTCATTGATACATTCATTGTTACTGGGTTACCTTTGTCCATCTCAGGTGCTGTACTAGGCATAGGCATTGGTAAGCCTTCCTGTGCAACATCAATCGACTCTATTAACTTTTTCATATTCATTAGTTTGTCTCCGATACCGCCGCACTTGGATCGTGCTCACGTTCTGTTTTTACTTTTTCAAGTTCTTTCAATAATTCCATTACTCTGTTTTCACCAACTGAGTCTTGTGCGCTTTCGCCGCCCATGTCTTCTGTTGTTAACTTTGTTTGATATACATTGTCCTCAGGCATTTCCTGATATTTCTCTTGCATCTCTAATGGATTTCTTACAATAATATGTGCTTGGTCTATGCTACAGCACTGTCCAATATACTCTTGTAAAACTTGTTGTGTGGAAGGATAGTTAAGTTCGACTTCAAAGTAAGTAACTTCCATGTTTTCCAACTGTGGAAAATCTAATGGACGTTCTGTAATAGGTGTCTTTTTACCTTTGCTTATACTAGCAACATCATACTTTTGTAAGCATGTTTTGATGCTTTCTTCGCAACCTTCAGGCAAAACACCTGCAATACCTATTTTAAATGCATAAGTCTTTTTAGACTCGTTTAGCAATTCTTGAAATCGTGTTTCCATATTATCCATCCTATATAAGTTATTTATCCTTATCGAGTCCTTTGAGCTTTTCTAAGAGGCTATTGCGATCTGTTACAACATAGCCTTCTCCAGCAATCATACCGTCTTCACTAATGCCACCGTCTTTATCTTGCTTTTCTTTTCTAAGTTGTAGTTCAACCATTTTTAACTTATTATTAAGTTTTGCTACTTTTGCATCTAGTCCTGTTTTAAGCAGGCCGCCTGCAACTTCAAATACTCTACCACTGTAACGGCTTTCTACATTCATACCAAGATTCATTAAATCGTCATATGCTTCAAGTGCTTTATCTGCTATTTCATTTAACTCACTATCTGCTTTATCACCTAAGCCTTTAACAGCTGGTAATGCGCTTGTAATTTTATCAAACTCTGCTATATCACGAAAGCTATCTTCATGAGCTACTTCGTGTTTTGTTTGTGCTTTTTCTTGTTTCTCTGCCTGTTGTATAATTTCTTTTGAATCAGGCATGTTGAGTAAATCTTCTAGTTTTTTGGTCATGTGTCCTATACCATTATATGCTACTATTATTTATCGTCTTTTACCGTTGTGGAATATATCTTTTTCTGTTATGACTCTAAAGAATATACCTTTTTGTTTACAGTATGCCCTTGCGGCTTCCCATTTTGCTTGGTTAACTACCCAAGAAGCCTGGTTATGTTTACTACGGCCTAGTTTTTCTTTTACTGCTTGATTCTCTGGCTTTACTTCTATTAGTTCTACACGTTGCTTTCCTTTACGGTCTGCGTATGCAATAAAGAAGTCCGGAACATATATTGTATGCTTTCCGGTTAATGGATTCTTATATGGAATTTTAATTGCTTCACTTGCCCATTTAGCAACACTTGGGTGTTCGTCGCAAAATCGCATAAACGTAAACTCCCAACTACTTCTATAAGTTGGTGTCTTTGTACCTATATACTTCTCAGGATTTTTGAGACTATATTTTCCCTGTGCAAATCTTCCCATGGCATTTTAGTATATGATGTTTCGCTTTTCAATTTTTTCGTAATTTGAAGTTACTTTAAATCCAAGTGTGCTTGTTTTTTCTCTACTGTAGTTTAGTACGTTAGCAATGATATCACTCATCTGTGTTGAGTTAATACCTTTTAGTGTATCAATAAGTTCAAACACATTTATGTCATCTACTTTTGCTTGATTTAAGATTGCTGTACCTACTGCAATAGCACTTGATTTTTCGAAACCTCTATTTTCAAAAAAGCCTATTACTGCGTCAACATCATTTGCCGGATAAGAAGTTTTTTCTGTTAAGTATTGATTGAAAAATTCTTTAACTTCTGCACCGCTATCTTGTGCTGGAACTGCTGGTAAATTGTTTGCCATATTATACGTTTCCTAATGGATTCTTTTGTGCGGCAATAGTACTACTGCCTGTTTGTGACTCTCTGTATTTAGTGACTATGGAGTTGGTAATGGATAACATCTTGGGATCTTCATTAGATAGTAATTGATCAACTTCTGTTTTAACTATTGTTTTTTCGTTTATAGTAAGGTTATCGTACGCTCCAAGTCCTGCGGCATTACCTATATTATACCCTGCTAGTGTACTTACTGCACCAATTGCAACAGCTCTTTCTGCAACTAAGTCTTTTAGTTCTGCATTATTGGCTAGTGCTGTTTGTAATTCTGCTGTATCTATTTGTTTGTTTTGCTTAACAGTTGTAATTGCTTTTGCTTCAGTTGTTTGTGTACCATTGCCACCGGATTTTGGAAAACTAGTATTAGCAAGTCCACTTACGTTAGTTCCTGTTGCTGTTCTAATAGTTTGTCCTGCAACTTGATATGCTTCGTTACGCAAACCTTCTTTAGTAAGTTTCTTAGCGTTTTTAACTGTACGTGCCGCTGTAAGTAATGTACCTAAGTCTGCTTTACCGCCTGCTAAATCTCCTAGCACACTAACACCGCCTGCTAGTACACCCGAGCTACCAAATAGGCTTCCGCCACTACCTGCGGCAATTGGACTAGGTGTTGAATCATAATGTTCTGTTGCAAACCCTTTAGGTGTTGATCCTTCTACAACAGCACCGTCTGCATAAAATACAGTTTCGTATGCTACTGTCATTGTATTCTGCACAGGGTCTGCACCTGCTGAATTATCAAGTGTATCGTGTGACCATTTTTCAATAATTGGGTTTACTAATGTTAGCGTAAGATATTGATGTCTTGCTAACTGTGATATTTGTATACTTGTAAAAAACGGTTCGTATTGATTGTTATCTAAACCAAAGCGGTCACCGTTCTGTGTACTACCTTTGTACGTATTAAATCTACTATATGGTCTTGCACTTTGATTTGGTGCTCCTGCGCCATCTCTGCTACCATATGTACCGTCTCTAAACATATAGTTATAGTATGCTGTCCATAACTGTGTTGTTATGCTATTGTTATCATCGTGGAATACAATATTTACAGGTGAATAATCTATACGTGTTTGTACATTCTTTTTACGATTGTATTTGTTCTTAGTTTCAGTTGTTATATCATAACTAGGCATAGTTACACTTTTAACAAGCATATTAACTTCATTAGTATGTCTGCCAACCCAACCTGGTAATACTTTGTTTACTACGTTGTCATTTAAATTAAGTGTTACATGATATAGAAACTTTTGTTTGGGAGCTAAACGAAAGTTGTCGTCTGTGAATAAACGTGCCGCATGTGAATAGTCGGCCATGTCGCCCTTTGGACTAAGTGCGCCGTTTACTAAGTTATCTAAGAATCCATTGAATATGTTCGCCATACTAATATTTATCCAATGTTATTAACTGCGTATAAAATGAAAAAGGGGCAATGAAGCCCCTAATCCTAATTTGTTGTACTATTAAGTAACTTAGCTTGCGCCAGTTGTACTTGCTATAGCCGCTACTGATCTTCCAATAGCAGTACCTACTCCACCACCGCTTGCGCCTGATGTTTGGATAGCATTGTCGTACTTAACTGTTAATGCAACTGTTACTGGTTCGTTAGCACTGTATGCTAATGAATTGTAATTTGCACTTTCTAAGTAACAACCGTATAGTTCAAAAGTTTCTAATGTTTCTGGTGCGTAGTTACCGTTACCACCGTCTAGAATTTCGATTCTAGTTACAAACTTATAATCAATTCCGCTTGCCGCACTTGACTGTTCCATAAAATCGAACTGTCTTTGTAGTTGTTCACCAACTAGTTTTTGTACAGCACCAGTAGCATCGTCTCTTAAAGTAAGTGTAATAGCTTCCCAGGTATGTTTACCTGCAAGATAAACTCTTGAGTTATATACGTCAACAGTCATTGTCTCGAAGCTTACGTTTGGTCTAGTAACATCCTGAACCTGTTTTGTTAGTTCAGTAACTTCGCCTGCACTTACACCAAAGTTTTCCAGTGACACTCTAAAGCGATACTGGAGTTTTGGCATAAGTAACCCTTGGGTAGAGTTACTTGCATCCGAAGCTAATGGAACTGTGATTTTTGATAATGATGAAATAGCCATTTACTTTGCTCCTAATTTGTTATATATATT